GGGGCGAAGATTCAAACAGACCAAACCTTGCTCAAAAAGCTTTTATGTTTGCCACTGATGACGCTTTCTATAAATCTGCTTATGAAGATTCAAACTATGGAAGTAATATACTCCAGCAGGTTCTTGTAGATAATTTCGGCGCGAATACTTTAGCTAATCTCAAAACCCCTATTGTAATACCTGCTTATGAGGAAGACATGAGCAGATATGTTGTATTTTCTAACTTTAATGACCCAGCATATTTTATAGGTAATACTGAAACCATAGTAAATGTTTGTAGAGCTTCAAGTGCTGCTCCTATTTATTTACCAGCTCATAATTTTAATGGGCATTATTATAGTGATGGTGGAGTTTATGCTAATGATGCGATATTAGCAGCGATCAATGTTGGTTTAACAGTTAAACCTAACGCTATTAGAATTGTCATAGTTGACGTTGGCACTGGAATAGGAAATATGAGTTTTGACGGCAGCGGTGGGGCATCAACAGATTTAGAACATTCCCTTGTTAGAGCGGGGAAAATAATGAATGTTGCAATGACAGGAGCGGAAGAGTGGAGCAGATATTATTTAGATTATTTAAGTAACAGGCTTGCTCGTGATGTGTATTTTTATAAGTTTCAACCCAAATTTCCTCAAGATTTTCCTAATGAACTTGATAACAGTACGCCTGCTTGGTTTAGTACACTCGCTAATTTAATTGATACTCATTATTCAAATGAGAGCGATAAAATCTCAAGTATATTAACACATTTAACAGCATGAAGTATGATCGTTTATACAATTTTATATCGCCTGTTACAGGTAAATTGCCTATAGATAGAGGATATATATTGCTTGGAGATAAAGAGGGGAGGTCTTTTGCATCACCAGTTCTAATTGACGTACGCCAAGATATAATAGATTTAAAAAGAAAAATAGGAAATTTTGAAGAATTAAAAAAACTGGACCATAACCGAATATGGATAGGTGATTATTATAATGAACCTGTAGAACAATTGCATATAGGTATTATAAATTTACCACCTTTAGCAGAGGCAGTATTCCCTAATCCTATAAGTCCAATTATAGGTGATTTTAGGATTCCAAACCCTACTTTTGACTATTTATCCCCTTTTGACTGGGTAATGTCTGGGCCGTTCTTACCTCAGATTTACGCAACTAAATATGATACATTTGGCAATCCAATAGGAACTGACATCTCTTCATCCTTAGCGATGACGCAAGTTAGAGCAGCGCAAATAATGAAGCGGTTTGACAATGCTAATTTTATTGTTGGCAGTTCTACTGTAACATTTGCTTGGGAAAACCCCAAAATGTATCTTATTCCAGAAGCATTAAAGCAATTATATGGTCTTGGAACAACATATACTTTTACTAAGGCGCAGTCTCTTGGAAATTTACAGACAGGCCTTTTAAAAAATACAGTTAATAATGCTACTGGTACTTTATCAACTGCCATAGCTGGAAAAGATTATGTAGAGGTAGCTGCTCCCATAGCAAACATGCAACTTACACTTATTAGGCCAGAATTGATACAAGAGGGACAAGATGTTGCAAAACTACTTTCAAGAGTAGCAAGATTACCAGCTGATAACATGCCGAATTTAACTACAGGCAAATATTGGAAAGGTGGAGCAAATAATATTCCTATTGAGGTTGATATTCCAACTTATGCTCCAACTGATGCAACCTATGTTCTTAACACACCAAACAATAATTTACCAAATAGCCAAGCTTTAAATACTATTGGATCAGGTATTCTTAAAATAGCAACATTCGCAAACGGCATAATAAGTATAGCTTCTGGTGGTAAAGTGCCTGTTGTTAATGATTATGTAAGACCAATTGATTTAGAAGAAGAAACAGGAGAAAGAATAGCTTCTGATACTGCGATAGAGGGAGCAATAGCTGCTTTAGAAGCAGAAGTAGAAGCAGAAATTGCAGCTTTAGCAGGAGTACAGGCTATAAGTATTCTTGGGACTATTTTAGGCTTTATAGGTGTAGCTGTAGGAGGTAAAGCTTATGGAGATTATATTCGTGGGCAACTATTAAATGTAAAAAATAAGTGGACTAGCGCAGATTTAAACGATGAGGGACATAATGCCGTTGGTGATTATGAGTTTAGGTTTCCATCTGGTTATAGTTCAGATGATAGGGGATTTAGTACATTATGGTTTGATTCACACGGTAGGAGTGATGGTCATAAATCAGAAGGAGGCCTGCGTTTATTTTCTTGGGATAGCGGAGGCGATCATATAGGCTCTGATTCTCCTATTGCACCGCTTCACATAGGACTTTTTGGATACCAAAATAAATATCATATATGGCCTTTTCCTAATCCAACAGCTAAATATAAAGGTTTTATTTTTAGTATACCTGATTTTCACAATGAATCTAGTAGCGATGATTATTACAGATTCCCTAAAAGATTTGGCTTATACGATGTAACAAGAACAATTGGAACATGGACATCAAACAAATACGGATGGGATAGTAAAGAAACCATATTTGAATATGATTATAACAATTTTAATTTTTATAAAAAGGTAGTACTAAAAGAATATACTAATTTTGAAAAAGAGGCTGACTTTCAAAAAAATGTTAAGTTTTTAGGAACTGGAGCAGTAAAAATTCCAGTGGGAAACATAACAGAAAGACCTAGCAATTCAGAAGTAGGAATGTTAAGATATAACATAGAAATTTAACAACTTTGCGAGTAATTTTATGGCACAATTAACCTTACCTGTTGGCAAACAGGAATTTCATGACGGAAATAGTTGGTTTTCTTTAGCAAGTGAAAACTGGGTTTTAAATACTATTAGGCTTGTATCCCCATGTTTAGTAGCAACAACTAGCAACTTAACTGTTACTTATAGCAATGGTACTAGCGGGGTTGGTGCAACTCTTACTAACGCTGGAACACAAGCAGCTTTAACTATTGATGGTGTAGCTTTAGCTGTTGGTAATAGAGTTCTAGTTAAAGATCAAACAACTGCATTACAAAATGGTATATATACAGTAACAAATATAGGTTCTGCAAGTACTAACTGGATATTAACAAGAGCTACTGATTATGATGTTATAGCTCAAACTGTTAGAGGTGATATTATAAATGTTATTAGCGGGACTGTTAATAGTTCTAGTTTATGGATGTTTACTTCTAGTATAACTACAATTGGAACTGATAGCTTTACTTTTGCATCAACAGATCGTAATTCTTTTACTTCAATACTCGGTACTACTAATCAAATTACTGTTACTGTTGTTAATGGGGTAGCTACTATATCTTTACCAAATAATATTATCACTCCAGGAACATTAACAACAACAGGAGATTTAACAGTTAATTCTACTGGTAAATTTAAAATTGCAGTAGGCACAACAGCTCAACGCCCAAGCTCCCCAGTTGCTGGTGATATGAGATTAAACACTAGTTTATAATTTATAAATAGGTTTAATACGTGCCAAAATTTGAATACTGGGATGGAGCTAGCTGGTATAGTATTGCTACTGAAAATTTTGTTAATACTAAAATATTTGATATCAACTCAAACACCAGTGGTCAGTTAAATATCAATAGATTGCAAAATTTTCCAAGCTCAAATAGTGTGTTTTTAAGAGGTGATGGCACGTGGGCTATACCTACAGCTACTATTGTATTACCATATAACATATATACGTCTGCTTTAAATAATACAGATTTCCGTATATACAATTCTAATAATTCTTCTACTTCTACCGCTTTTAGTGTGTACAATCAAAATACTGGTTATGGTGTAGAATTTGGATTAAATAATTCTACTTCAGAGGGATATGTCTGGGCTGGCTCTACTTTAAGCTTAAAGTTTGGAACAAATGGGATAATGAGAATGAAAATCAATAGTAACGGCTCTATTGATTGTCAATCTAATGATATTTTAACAACTGGTACAATAAATGCTCAAACAGGCACTTTAAAAGGTAATAATTTAGCTGCTCACAATTCTACATCATTACAGGTTTTAAACCCGTTAAATATGCAGAGCAATGATATAACTGGATTGCCCTCATCGCCTGCTACTTCAACATCAGCTACAAGCAAGACTTATGTTGACAATAAAACAGATAAATATCAAACATTAACATATGCAAGTAATATCAATTGGGATGCTACTAATGGTAATATATCTTTTTTAACATTGAGCGGTAATTGTACAATAAGTAGTGTTACATGGTATACAACGGGAATTTCTACATTCAAATTATTTGTTAAACAAGATGGAGTGGGTAATAGGTCTTTAAATATCTATAATATCTATAGATCAGGTAGTACTTCTTCTTTAATGCCTTTATCTACTGCGGCTAATGCTACTGATTGTCTTATTTTTAGTATATCAGGTGAATCAGGAAGACTTTATCTAGTACAAGTTATTAATAATTTTCAATTTATTCCAGCTCCAGTTTTTAAGTATACTTTTGATTATACTGGTACAGTACAAACAGTAACTATTCCAGCTAGTAGTACGAATATTTGCAGGTTAAAAATATTAGGTGCTGGTGGCGGTCAAGGATTATATAATGGCGGAGGTAGCAGCGGTGCAGGTGGTTATACCATATATGAATTTAATACATCAAATTATATAGGGCAAACTTTGTATATAATAGTAGGACAAGGAGGGGAGGGAGGTATTTATGGTTCTAGAGCAGGAACAAGCGGATATCCTGATGGAGGTTGGGGTATTTCCGGTGATACATATCCCGGAGCTGGTGGTGGAAGAAGTGATGTAAGAATAGGTTCACCTAGCGGTACTATCTTAGCTATAGCTGGAGGAGGAGGTGGTGGAAGCGGTTACTCTACTAACGGACTTGGTGCTGGGGGAGGAACAACAGGGCAAAATGGTGTTCTTGCTGGAACAGGTGGAACACAATCAGCTGGAGGTGTATCGGCAAGTGGTTATCCTACTCAATTTGCACAAGCAGGATTTTTACAAGGAGCGGGGGCAACCGTAACTATTACAGGACAAACTTACGATTGTGGCGGAGGAGGTGGTGGATATTATGGTGGAGGATGTTCTGGGGGTGATGGTAGAACATCAGGTGGAGGCTCTGGTTATATAAACAACTCATTTCCTGGAAAAACTTCTACAATAATTGTTCCTGATAGTACTGGTGTTAGTATTTCTGCTTCTGCTGCTTCTGATAGTGATTTTTCAGGTGGTTACGGAGTAGGACGTGCAGGAGGATCATCTGGCACTGGTTTAAGAGGCGGTAATGGCAGGGTTATAGTAGAATTTAATTAAAAAGGTAAAAATATGAAAGTAATTAATAGTAATAGTCAAATAGTAGAACAGATAATAAAACCAATGAACCCAGAAGCTATGAATTATCTTAGCTGGTTTATGTCTGATGCTAGTAATTTAAGAGCGTGGGCAGGTCAGCTATTTAATACTGATGTGGATTTAAATAATCCTAAATTTATGGAAATACTAAATGCCGCCTTAATATCAATATCGGAACTTGAAGATGATATAGCTAAAATCAAAGAGTTTTTAGCTGGTTATACTCCTCCAAATAATAATTGATTAAAAAATAAATTAATTTATAATAATTAGTAATTGTTAATCCTTGCGAGTAAATCTATGACTGAACTACAACAAAATCCTGTTGAAATTATCCAGATTCTTCCTAAATATGTTCAAGCTTTATATAGCGATGGTGTGCTTTATTTCTCAGGTGAGGTAACCATAGCAACGGAAAGCAGAAAAGCGACTCTTTTAAATGATATTAATCTTATCAAAGAGCAACTTGCCAACTTAGAAAAAATATTAGGTTGATCATGGAAAATAAAAGTTTAAAGGACTTCGCCTTGATGTGCGAATGTTCCGAGAAAGTTGCTAGTTTTGGCATTTTAGCGGATTTCCTAAAAAAAGCAGTAATGGATTACTACTCTTATAAAAGCACTGGAGCAGAAATGCCGCTAGAAGAAAAGGAAATCTTGGAACAAAAATACGATAGATTACAGGATTTCCTAAAAGAAATAATATGATCTTTATTAGACCTATCAGACTATATTTTAATAATTTAAGTGATTCCAAGACTGCTCTTTTTAATTCAGAGGGGAATGTAGTTATTAAGTCAATTAGATGTTGTAATAGGAGTGGTCGTAATATAAGGCTTAATTTGCAAGCAATAGCATTGTTAGAAGATCCAATACAAGAAGCTTTTATGCAAGAAAATCTTTTGCTACTTGCCAATCAAACAACTGATTTACTTGCTATTATTTATGGTAATACTTCAGAAGTTGTAGAACATAGACTTCTTGATGGCGATAGTTTAATTTGTTATTCAAGTGGTTATGATGATAAATTTGATTGTACTATTACTGGTTATGAGGAAGTAGAATCTATAGTTTGAAACTAGTTTAAAACTAAAATAAGAACCTTGCACACATGATAAATTTAACACCAGCTAAGGCAAAAGTATTACAAGAACTAAAGGATTATTTCTATTATTCTGCCAATTCAGAAATACGTAAGAAATGGCGTTTACAATATAACGAAAACCTTAAGTTCTATTACGGCGATCAATGGAATGAGGAATTAAAACGTGAGTTTGCCGATGTTGGTGCTATGCCTTTTGTTGTTAATAGGGTAGAGCCAATAGTTACTACTTATGTTTCTCTGCAAATAGCAGCAAGAAAAAGAATAGCTTATAAAGCTACTACATCTTTATCAAAACATGATTTGCTAGCTGAATATTTAAATAATATGCTTTATGTTATTCAGGCGCAAAATGATTTTCAAAACAAATCTACTCAGAAATACACTGATGCTTTAATAGGAGGGCTTGGCTGGTCTCATTTTGGCTATGAACCAGATAGCACATGTACTTTTTTCTATGATTATGTAGACCCACGAGAAATATATTTTGATCCAGACGACCAATCTGCTCGTATGGAAGATTCCCAGTTTGTCTGCCGCAGTTATTTTGTTAACGGAACGAAACTAAAAAAACGCTATCCTAAATATACCGAATATTTTGATAATTTAATTGGCAAGCCCGCTGGTACTAATTCCACAGGAGAGTTTGCAAGCGGTGGAGCGGGAGCAATTAGAGATGATTATATTCCTTATTCTGATTTAAATCATGGGGACGGATTAGAAGAGTTATGGGTACTTGGTAGGTCAGCACGTATTGTTGAAGTATATTATAAAAAGAACGTTAAATATTATGAGGTAATAGTTGCTTTCCCTCCTGAGACCCCTGATGGTGTTATTACTGAGCAATATTTTTCTACTTTTGATAAAGAAGTAGCAGAAACACGAGCAGTAGATGGCTCAAGTTTAAAAGAATTAGAGGGTACACAAATTTGGAAAGGTGTGTTTTGCGCTGATGTACTCCTAGAACATGGGCCTATTGATGGACAAATACCTAATCAAAAACATTTCCCCTTAATACCTTTATGTTTGAAGAGGAATTATTTAAGCATTCCTTACGGAGTAGTTGATGGGCTTATTCCTCTTTCTACATGTCTAAATTATGTATGGACTAAAACAATTCATGGTCTTAATTCAAAATACTTAATTATTGATGAGGATAACGTAAACCTTGAGAAAATGCGACCAATACTTAGAGGAGAGCTTAATAGACGTGATGGGATGATTTTTACTAAGAATCCTCATCAGGTACAATTAATTAACTCTGAAACATTATTGCCGTTTTTAGAGCGAACCCTAACTAGAATTGATCTGGAATTTGAACAAAGAACCCAGTTGTTTGATGAACTAAAAGGAGAACAAACAAACGCAGTAAGCGGTGTTGCTATTCAAGCAAGAGCTGTTAATGCTGCTAGAACTCAAAACCCTTTACATGCAACTTATGAGCATATGTTGTTTTCCGAGGGGCAATTAATTCTTGATACAATCAGAGGTATTAAAAATCTACAATATGCGTTTAATTACTACAAGAATAACAAATTTAATACTGGATATTTAAGCGATGAAATATCAACTATTAACTTTGAAATTTTTACTGATTTTGCGCCTAATTTTGCAAGTAGCCACGAAGAAGAAGCTGCTAAATTTGAAGCATTACTTAATAGTCCTAATCCTGCATTTATTCTATCAGAGCCTCTATTTTTGAAGAAGTTAGGTTTTTCCGAGTCTGATAGTTATGCGTTAAATGAAGCGTTTATTAAAATGATGCAGGGACAGGGTGGCCAAACAGAGGGGGAATTGGCGGAAGAAATCCCAAATAATCAACAAAATATAAAATAAATAGATATATGAGTGAAAATTTAAACAAAAATACTATAGATGATGCTTTTGCAAAAATCTTTCTAGGTGAGGTAAATAATGAAAATGGCAAATCAAAAGAACCTATTATAGAAGAAATCAAAGAAAAAGAGCCGATAAAAGTAGAGGTAGAAAATGAGCAAAAACAAGAAGACCGAGAAGAAGAGCCAGAAACTGGCGACAAGCAAGAAGAAAAACAACAAAAAGAGCTGTTAAAAGCTGATTTAAAAGTTGAATATGAATCATTAAAGAAGCAACTAAGTGATGCAAAATCTTGGGGGCATAAGAAGAATGCGGCCTTTATTAATGCTAAGAAGAAAGTATCTGAGTTTTTATCTAAGTTAAAAGAAGATGCCCTTATAAATGAAGATGAAGCTGTTATTGCGCTTAAAGCTTTTGATGATACGGCAATTACTTTAGAAGAATCAAGAGAAGAGGACAGCAAAGGTAATTCGTATGCAGACCTTAAAGCTAATCTTGATAAGGAGTAAAATATATTTAAAAAATATAATAAAGATTCGGAATTAGACGAAAAATATCAAGCTTTTTTTGGATTTTTTCCCTTATTACCTGCTGATGAACAGGAGAAAATAGTAAATTATATAACTAACGAAAATCCAGAAGTCGTAATTGATCATATAATTACGACTGGTTCTGATATTTACGAAACAGTTTTTAAAGGAGCAACTAAAAGCGGTGGTTTACTTCCGTTTATAAAATCCTTGCATGCTAAAATAGAAAAGCTGGAAAAGCGTAATAAGCAGCTTGAGAGTGAGGTTGACACGACTGAGGGAATAGTGCATAATAGGTCAATAAATTCTAAAGTTTCTAACCTTGCGAGTACGAAACAAGCTAAAAGCTTTGCTGATATTTGGCAAAATTAGAGACAATGGCATTTCTTCAAAAGGAAGAGAGGCATTTTATCATTTCTTATGATAATTTCTCCCTCTAATATAGCTTTTCTTTAAAAGATTTCTCCCGTTCTTGGAATTTAATTAATAAAATTTTAGGTTTTTACTTAAAGTTAATATTTTTTAACATTCAAAAAAGAAAGGTAATTTAAAATGGCGACATTGGATCGTAATAATTTATTTCAAACTCAGCTGTTTGAGAAAAATGTATTAATTCCTTATTTACAGGATTATAGAAATGTCACTAACTTTGCCCGTTTCATGGGTGGTAGTGATGCTGTTATTTATAACAAAATGGAAAGTAAAGGCGATGGTGATCGTATTATATTCCCACTTAGACAAACTTTTGATCCTGCTGTTGCAATTGGCAACGAGCAATTAGAGGGTAACGAACAAGAGTTAACTTATGTTAGCGATATGGTAGATGTTGGCAGAATAAGATTTGCAACATTGCTAACTGATGTTCAACTTACAAACTTACAAACTAAGTTTCAATTAGAGTCTGATGTTAGAGCTGATTTGCTTTCTCAAGCGGACGTGCTTAACACTAAAAGGATTCTACAGTCTTTTGCACTTGCTTTTGATGGTGGTGCTGCTGGTGTGAACCCGAGTTTAAATCAACAATTCAGTTATTCAGATTTAAGAGCTAGAATACTCGCTTCTCGTCTTGATCAAGCCGTTGGTGGTATTTCAAGAGCTAGAATATTGATTGGTGATCCAAACCTTGTAGGCGGTAACGCTAGAACTACTTATGCTGATCTTGCAACTGCTTTACTTGTTGGAAATTTCCCAGTCGCTACTAATACAATGAACGTATCACATATACGTCAATTGTTTAACCAAGCTGCAACTGGTCAGAGTTTACCAATTACCAACGCTGCTTACACAGTGAAAGAATCTTCAGTTAGACCTTATAAATACAAAACTCATTTAGGTTTTGAGGATAAACGTTATGTACTCTTTATTGCTCCTGAGACTTATAATAAGCTAGCTGCTGACCCAGTATGGCAAGCTCAAGTAAACAGAGGTGTAATTGAGAATCAAGATCAACCATCAATTCTTTATGGTTCTATGTACAAAGGAACTATTGAGGGTGTAATGGTGATTGTTATTCCAGAACTTAGCAATTTCCTTATTACTAATGCTGCTAATAACATCTACGCTTATTCTCTTTTCTGTGGTGCTGCTGCTGTTGGTTTTGGTATGGGTCAAACTCCAACTTTTACTTTCAGAAGTTCTACAGACTACGAATTATATAAAGGTCTTGCTCATAATGAAATAAGCGGACTTAAATTGCTTAAATATCCATCCAAGGTTAGAGGTGTTAGAGGAAACAATAACAATCTAGTTGAGTATGGTTTAGTGCATTCATTTACAACCATATCTTAAAGAGGTTAATCATGTTTATATTAAATAGATACAATATTACTACTCCTGCTGCTGCCGCTGCTGTCGGTGCAGTTAACAACGTAAACCCAAACGTAATAACTGGAGCTACTGGTAATAGTGCTGGTGCTGATAGCGTTACGCCAATTGTTGCTAATGCTGAATATGCCGATCAGGTTATTAGTAAATTAGTTGCAATTAGTATTCCTGGTGGTGGAGCTTTATCAGCTGGTGTTAACAACTACCTTACTGTTGATTTAGTAAAACTTGGTATTTCAGGAACTCGTCCAGTACTTGCTGCTCTCTTGCTTGGTGTTTATAACCCAGCTTCTACTGAACAAGTAGGTGCTGGTGCTACCCCATCATTTATTGGAGTCTGGGATAAAACTGATGCTAAAAA